GGGTATTTGGAGCCGCACAGTTTGACTAGGCAATAGCGTGCAAACTTTGTTTGCGAAGGTACTAATATGAGCGAAGTTAGCTCCGGTTAGCAAAGCCGAGCATTTTACCGCTAACTGTTAGCCAATGCAGCTGATCACACGAGTAGAAGGAGCCAAGGTCTTAGGAGTTACGAAAGAGGCGGTATACCAAGCGATTAAAAGAGGTCGTATACAGACTCATCCCGGCAAAAAAGGCATTCCAATGTTGGATGCAGACACATTGGTGAAGGAGTGGAATAAGAACACGATGCGTCCTGTGGCTGTCAAGGTTCCAGACAAACCAGCAGATAATGATCAGCACCAGCCACGAATCAGTCGTACGCAGGAGTACATCCCTGATTACGACGAGAGCAGAGCTAGAACTGAGTATTTGAAGGCTGAACTGCTAGAGCTTGACCGTCAAACAAAAGCTGGCAAGCTTGTCGCTGCTGAGGAGGTAGAGGCAAAATGGCTAGAAATAATTACTTTGGCTAGAGGCAAGATGCTGGGCATCCCCACCAAAGCAAAACAGAGGATCCCAGACTTAGACGCTGCAGCAATGGCAGCACTAGAAGATATTGTGCGAGAAACACTTGAGGACTTGGCTGGGGAGGAAGACTAATGAGCAATATCCATCTCCTAGAGAAAAAAGCACTTTCAGCCTTCAAGCCACCAAGGAAACTGAGCTTGAGTGAATGGGCAGACGAGAATGCGTTTCTTAGCGCTGAGTCCAGTGCTGAAGGTGGACGGTGGAGAACGCTGCCGTATCAAAAAGGAATGATGGATGCGATTACTGATCCAAAAATCGAGCAGGTAACAGTAATGAAGTCAGCTCGGGTGGGATATTCCAAGATTTTGAACCATGTAATTGGATATCACATCCATCAGGATCCAGCACCAATCATGTTGGTGCAGCCAACTATCGAGGATGCTCAGGGATATTCAAAAGAAGAGATTGCTCCAATGCTGCGTGACACTCCTGTACTTAAGGGCTTAGTGAGCGAGGCAAAGGCTAAAGATGGCGCTAACACAATTTTGCAAAAGCAATTTCCTGGTGGAACGCTTAGTTTGGTAGGAGCTAACTCACCGCGTGGCTTCCGGCGTGTTAGCAGGCGGATAGTGTTGTTCGACGAAGTCGACGGTTATCCGCCTTCTGCTGGTTCAGAAGGTGATCAGATTAAGTTGGGCATCAGACGTACTGAGTACTACTGGAACAGAAAAATCGTTTCTGGTTCAACGCCGACTGTGAAGGATTTTAGTCGGATTGAAAAGATGTATCAGCAGTCAGACCAGCGTCGTTATTACGTGCCTTGTCCTGATTGTGGACACATGCAGTATTTACGTTGGCCGCAAATTAAATGGTTTGACGGAGATCCTTCTACAGCTTGTTATGAGTGCGAAAAATGCAAGGAGCACATACCGCATTCAAAAAAGAGATGGATGGTTGAGCGTGGCGAGTGGCGAGGCACTAGTCCATTCAACGGGAAGCACGCAGGATTTCACATTTGGGCGGCTTACAGCTACTCACCAAATGCTGCATGGTCAAATCTTGTTGAGGAGTTTTTAGAAGCAAAGCACGATGCTGAACAGCTGAAAACATGGGTCAACACAATTGTTGGCGAGGTATGGGAAGACGAGTACGCAAGCAAGATGAGCGGAGAATCGTTAATGCAGCGTGCAGCTGAGGAAAAATACAAGCAGGGGACGCCACCAGCTGAAGTCTTGTTGCTGACTTGTGGTTGCGATTGCCAGGACGACAGACTTAGTTTGTCTGTATGGGGTTTTGCAAGAGATGAAGAGGCTTATCTGGTTGATCGAGTGGTTCTTCATGGATCACCGTCCCGCCCGGAAGTATGGAAGCAGTTAGACGAGGTACTGCAAAATCCATATGAGACAGAAGATGGCCGCAAGCTAAATATTGAAGTTTGCTGCATTGACTCTGGTGGTCATCACACTCAAGAGGTGTATGGCTATGCGCGGGAGCGAGCAGCCATGGGAGTGATTGCAATTAAAGGTATGGGTCAAAAAGGAAAGCCACCTTTGGGCAAGCCAAACAAGGTTGATATCAATTTCAAGGGTCGAGCGATGAAAAATGGCGCTCAACTATTTCCAGTTGGCGTTGATGGGGTCAAGTCGTTGTTGTTTGGTCGTTTGAAGCACAATGACCCAGGGCCTGGGTATCTGCACTTCTATCCAACTGTTGGTCCTGACTACTTCCAAGAGTTAACAGCTGAGCGTCAGGTACTGCGTTACCGGAATGGGTTCCCAGAGAGAGTTTGGGTGAAGAAGAGTCAGAGTCCAAACGAGGCTTTGGATGAAATGGTCTATGCATATGCGGCTTTGCACCGGATGTACCAGAAGTATGACCGAAGAAGCATCTGGGATCAGCTCGAGCGTCGTAATGAGCCTAATAAGGCATCTCAGCTAGGATCAAAGCAACAAAAACGGCCTAATCGCCGCAATTTCGTCCAAAGCTGGTAGCTCTTGTGAACATCCCAAGTGAGATCCGGGCTGGTGACACCGTCAAGTGGAGAGATGATTCCACAACGGATGTTTTCGGCAATGAGATCAAAAGTGACGAATGGACTCTCAAGTATTACTTGAGGTTTGACAAGGGGAATGAGGCTCACACCTCAACAGGCACAGCCTTTGGTACTGGGTGGGAGTTCACGATTTCAGCCACTGATAGTACTGATTTCGACTCTGGAACTTGGTATTGGCAGGCAGTCGCAACCAAGGCCTCAGAAACACTAACTCTGGGTTATGGCACTCTTACGGTTGAGGATAATCTTGCTTATACAAGCGGTCCTAGTGCTTATGACGGTAGAAGCCAGGTAAAAAAAGATCTTGAGGCGATTCAACTTGCTATTCGCACTCTTATCCAAGGTGGTGCTGTACAGGAATACAGGATTGGCAATCGCAACCTAAAAAGATATGACTTAGCAGATTTGATTCAACTGGAAGGAAGATATAAGGCAGAAGTCAAACGCGAAGAACAGGCTGAAATGATGGCTAATGGCCTTGGTAATCCTAGAAACATGTTCGTGAGGTTCAACTGATCATGGGTATTCGTACAAGCGTTATCAACTTTCTAGGCTTTGGCAAGCCCAACCCACGTTCATTTAGGCGTGGATATAACGGCGCAATGGTCTCACGGCTTACGTCTGACTGGATGTCAACGCAAGCTAGTGCTGATGCTGAAATCAAAGGCAATTTGCGTCGTCTTCGGGATCGTTCCCGTGAGATGGTCCGTAATAATCCGTACGCAAGACAGGCAAAGCGGACAACTCAAATCAATGTGATTGGCACTGGCATCAAGCTGCAATCACAAGTTCTGCAACTTCGAGGCAGCAAACGTGACAACAGGATAAATAACGAGATTGAGGCTAAGTGGTCGATTTGGACAAGAGCAAATGCCTGTGATTGTTCGGGTCGTTATAGCTTCCATGATTTTGAGTGGCTTGCTACTGGCGCGATGTGCGAGTCAGGGGAAGCGATGTTCCGAATCATTCGAAGACCTTTCGGTGAATCCAAGGTTCCTCTTGGTCTGCAGATGCTGGAAAGTGATCTGTTAGATGAGTCTTATCAAGGTGAAACAAGAGCTAAGTCAAACGAGTGGCGCAACGGCGTTGAGGTTGACGAGTGGGGTCGGCCTGTTCGTTATGCAATTTTGACCCGACATCCTGGAGATAATTTTTTCCAGGGAGGCAAGTCGCCTAACAGAAAGCATGTACTTCTTCCAGCAGAGGATGTAATTCATCTGTTTATGCCTGAGCGTCCTGGTCAAAACAGGGGTGTGCCGTGGTTCCACAGCGTTATGGCTGATGCACATCAGCTTCAGGGATACGAAGAAGCTGCAGTGATTAGAGCCCGTGCTGGCGCAAGCATCATGGGTTTCATCACTAATAACGAGGGTGAGCTGATCGCTGATGATGTTGAAAACAATCAACGCATTAGTGAGTTTGAGCCTGGTACTTTTAAGTACTTGTCTCCTGGCGAGACAGTATCAGTTCCTGATATCGACTCGCCAGACCAACAGTTTGAAATGTTCGTGAAAAACAAAGTCAGGCGTTTTGCGTCAGGCTTTGGTTGTTCCTATGAAACTTTGTCTAGGGACTTCAGTGACACCAACTACAGCAGTTCAAGGCTTTCTCTCCTTGAGGACCGTGAGCATTGGAGAGTAGTCCAGAAGTATTTGATTGATAATTTCCACATGCGGGTCTATCGCGAGTGGCTCAATCTTGCAGTGCTTAGTGGCTATTGCAATTTCCCTGACTACGAACTCAGGCCTGAGCGTTATGACACCCCTCGCTGGATGCCTCGTGGTTGGAGCTGGGTTGATCCTTTGAAAGAGGTCAAGGCTTATAGAGAAGCGGAGCAGGCGGGATACATGACTAAGTCGCAGGTAATTGCTTATTCGGGTGGCGATTACGACGACAACATTCTTGAGCTGGCTCGTGAACAGCAAATTGCTTCTGAATCTGGAGTCAAACTAGATAAGGATCTAGATCTGACTGACGAGGATATGCAGTTGTCCTTGCTTGAATCAGAGGAACCACAGCCCACACGCAAGCGGAGCAATGGCAAACGTAAACGGAGTTGAGATCGATCTTATGCCAAATGAAGGCATGAGGACCGAAGCTCAGCGTTATAGAGATTGGAAGTCAGAAGGTGAAGGTGGTGGCACTGATGTGGCTCGCACTAGAGCCACTCAAATTTTGAGTGGTAACGAGTTAAGCCCAGACACTGTTGTGACGATGTCGGCTTGGTTCGCTAGACACGAAGTAGACAAGCAGGGCAAGGGTTTCAGTCCTGGAGAAGATGGGTATCCAAGCAACGGCAGGGTTGCATGGGCTGCCTGGGGTGGTGATGCAGGCAAGTCTTGGTCTGATGCACGTTCAAAGCGCATCAAGGCTGCTCGTGAGCGCTCAGAAGTTATTGAAATGGAGCGTCCTTATCCAAACGAGCATGCAGCACGCTTGCTGAATCCTGACCGTTTTACTGAATTTAGGCGCTCTAATGATCGTGGTGGAGCTGGAATCGACTTTATTTTTGGGATTATCGAGGATGACGATCCGTTGGAGCTGCAGTCGATAAGATTCAAACTGAGTCGTTATACGGCTAGCGAAGCTAGACAGTGGCTTCGCGATAATGAATACGAACCTCTTGAGTTCGAGCCCGCCACCAACGAAAAGGCTATGGAACCTGAAACTCAACGAGCTGC